ACGATGAGAAACCGCGTCAGCCTCGCATGCCGTCTGCGCCGAAGGACCCGAAGCCAAACGCCGCCGGTTGCGCCAAAAGGAAACCGTTCCGCATCGCAGACTTCTTCAGCAGCCTGCTATGGGCCGCGCGTGGCCGCACGGGAGGCCGCGAATGGCTGACTGGACGCCCACCATGGTCGAGGACCGGCTCGAGAGTGCGGCGGACGTGTTCCGGTCGCTGCCCGAGGTGAAACCGCAGGGATACTTCAATGCTTGGCCCGAGTACTTCCACAGCTTCGCCGATCAAGTCGGCCAGGAGCCCCGGATGCGACGGCCGAAGCCTGGGCCGCGCGACATCACGCAGGCTGAGGATGCTCTACTCTGGTTGCGCTGGCTCGACCCCGCCGACGCGCGCCTACTCTGGCTTCGGGCGAACCGGAAGCCGTGGAAGCCGATCTGCTGGGAGCTGGGCATCAGCCGCGCAACGGCGAACCGGCGCTGGCAGTACGGCATCGCGGTCATCGTATGGCGACTGAATGGTCGCGTTCCCTCGAAGAAGCGCTCGATCGGCTGCCTAGTGGCTGCGACCAAAGGGCACACAGCATCTTGAGCGCACGGCATCAACTATGTAACCATGTGATACCATGGCCTTGAATCTGGATGCCGACAAAGCGCTCATTTTTCGTATCACGCACATATCCAATGTGCCGTGGATACTCGCCAATGGCTTGCACTGTCGTTCGTCCGGAGTTGTCGATCCGAATTTCAGAAGGATCGGTAACGTCAGCTTAATCGATAAGCGGGAGCATTTCCCCGTGCGTATCGCTCCGAATGGCGTGCTGTCGGATTACGTCCCGTTCTACTTCACGCCCAAGTCGATCATGCTGTTCAACATCGTCACTGGATACCAAGACACCCCCATAGTGCCGCGGTCTGAAATCGTGACGATCATCGCGCAGCTGCGTCGAGTACGCGAGGCTGGCATCGACACCATCTTCACCGATCAGCATGCGGTTTCAAAGACAGCCAGGTACTTCAGTGACTTCGATGACCTAGCGAAAATCGACTGGACCATACTGCGCGACTGTGACTTCAAACGAGACCCTGACGACCCTGGTAAGACCCTACGCTACCATGCCGAGGCGCTGGTCCATGGCTCCTTGCCCTGCGCCCAGATAGCTGGCATAGGTTGCCGCAGTGAGAACGAAAAAAGAACACTTGAACGCTTCGGGAGGGAGGCTGGCATGGACATCAAGATCGTCGTACGTCCGGATTGGTTCTTCTGAGATGATTACGCTGACACATGGCAATCTGCTGGATGCTGACGTTGAAGCTGTTGTGAACACGGTCAATACTGTTGGCATCATGGGCAAGGGCATTGCCCTAATGTTCAAGGAGAAGTTTCCTGAAAACTTCCGAGCCTATGCGCGTGCCTGCGAAGCAAACGAAGTTCAGATTGGGAGAATGTTTGTCACGGAGAGCCGTGAGCTCTTTGGCCCTCGTTGGATAATCAACTTCCCCACTAAGACACATTGGCGGGTAAACACCAAGATTGAATGGGTCGAAGAAGGATTGGAAGATCTTGTTCGAGTAATTCGTGCGAGGAACATTCGTTCAATTGCGATCCCTCCACTTGGATGTGGGAATGGCGGCCTCAATTGGCAGGATGTCCGACCGCTGATCGAGTCGGCTTTGGGCGAACTCGATGGTGTCAACGCCATCGTTTACGAACCGACCGTGAAATACCAGAATGTTGCCAAACGTACCGGCGTCGAGAAGCTCACGCCGGCCCGTGCTTTGGTGGCGGAGATGGTTCGTCGGTATTCTCTCTTGGGGATCGAATGCTCGATCCTCGAAGTGCAGAAGTTGGGATGGTTCCTCGAGCGCGGAGTGGAGCGGTTTGGAGTTACGGATGCACTCAATTTTAGGTTCCAAGCCAACAAGTACGGGCCCTACTCTCACAACCTGACGAAGCTGCTCGACAGCCTCGATGGCAGTTACCTTCGGTGCGACAAACGCCTCGCTGACGCCGATCCGCTGGACCTCATTTGGTTTAACGAAGCCAAATACGACCGAGTGCAAGCATACCTGAATTCCGGTGAAGGAAAGCAGTTCTCGCGCGTATTGGAGTGGGCTTCGGCTACCATTGACGGCTTCGAGTCGCCTCTCGGAATGGAACTGCTGGCGACCGTTGATTGGATGATGCAGCACGACGATATCGATCCGACCGTCGAAGGGGTTATGCAAGGCCTTAAGGGTTGGGCCGGCGGAGAAGCGGCTGGGCAGCGCAAGCTGAAGATCTTCGATCAACGGCTGGTTGCCATCGCGTTGGAGCAACTTCGGGCATCGAACCAGTTGCCTGCATAAGGCTCGTTGCCGCTCAAGGCCGATCACGGCTGTCAAGCCTTAGCTGTCTCGTGAGACATTTTCCGGTGAGACACCAGAGGGCGAGACGGATCGCCTTTCTGGAGTTATCCATGGCGATATGCTCGGGGTTGTGCGCTCGGGCGAAGCGGGGTTGATCCCGATGTGGATACCCCGCTGGCTTCCGGAGTCCGGCCGGGGCCCAAGCCGAGGGACTTTCCGGTTCCTTCCGGGCGATATTCGTATGCTGGCGGGCGAAGCGCGGCACATCGCCAGCGACAGGGCCGGATTTTTGGGAAGCCACCCGGAAGCCGCTGGCTACTAAACCCGCCTGAAACACCGCAAAATCAAAACCTTGAAGCTGGACACCCGTGGTGGCCGCTGGACCCCGCGTGGAGTCCAGTCTGGACGCCGGAGTCCGGAAGCCAGTGGTATCCACCTTGATTCGAGGAATGACCCGCTGATGACGCTGAGCTTTGCCCCGGACCGGATCGAGACCTGGCCGCTGTCGCGCCTCCAGCCCTACGCGAGGAACGCCAAGGCGCATGGCGCGGACCAGGTCTCGAAGATCGCCGCCAGCATGGCCGAGTTCGGCTGGACCGTGCCCTGCCTTGTGGCAGAGGACGGTGAGCTGATCGCTGGCCATGGCCGGGTGCTGGCAGCGACGCAGCTGGGGCTGACCGACGCACCGGTGATCGTGCTCGAGCATCTGACCGAGGCGCAGCGGCGGGCATACCGCATCGCGGACAACAAGCTGACCGAACTCGGCACCTGGGACGAGGCGCTGCTGTCGGCGGAACTGAACGATCTGCTGGCCGAGGATTTCGACCTGTCGCTGGTCGGCTTCTCCGACGGCGAGTTGGACAAGCTGCTGGCCTATGTGCCCGAGGGGGACGGTGAAGAGGGTGGCACCGGGGGCTCGGTGCCGCCGGTGACCATCCCCGAACCGCCGCGCAATCCCGCCTCGCGCACGGGCGACCTGTGGATCCTCGGCGATCACCGGCTGCTTTGCGGCGACAGCACCAGCGCCGCCGATGTGCGCCGCCTGATGAATGGCGAACGGGCGATCCTGTTCGCGACCGACCCGCCGTATCTCGTCGACTATGACGGTTCGAACCATCCGACCCGCAACAAGGACTGGTCGGCGTCCTACGGCACGACCTGGGATGACAGTTCGCAGGGGGCCGAGCTCTACGACGGCTTCATCGCGGCGGCCGTGGCCGAGGCCATCGCCGACGATGCCGCCTGGTATTGCTGGCACGCCTCGCGCCGCCAGGCGATGCTGGAAGCCTGCTGGGAGAAGGCCGGTGCCTTCGTCCATCAGCAGATCATCTGGGTGAAGGACCGCGGCGTCCTGACCCGGTCGCATTACCTCTGGAAGCACGAACCCTGTTTCATGGGCTGGCGCCGCCCGAACCGCCCGCCGAAGGTGGCCGAGGAAACGCTGCCATCGACCTGGGCGCTGCCCAGCTTCGCAAAGGACGACCGGCCCGACCATCCGACGCCGAAGCCGCTCGACGCCTTCGGGATCCCGATGCGCCAGCACGTTGCCCGAGGCGGCCTCTGCTACGAGCCGTTCTCAGGCTCGGGCTCGCAGATCATGGCGGGCGAGGCCAATGGCCGTCGCGTCTTCGCAATGGAAATCAGCCCGGCCTATGTCGATGTCGCCGTCGAGCGCTGGCAGGCCGAGACCGGCCGCGACGCGATCCTCGACGGTGACGGTCGGACCTTTGCGCAGGTGAGAACCGAGCGGCTGCGCGACGACACGGATACGCCGAACCCGGACGCCGCCCCCGAACCCGCGCGAAAGCGCAAGACCGCCGCGTGACATGCATGACCTGGCTTTACCTTCCTCCGGAGTCGCTTCCGGAGCCGGAGACGCATGCCTCTTCGGCCTCTCGCTCTGCTCCGGCGCGGGCGGGCTCGATCTTGGACTCGCCATCGCCATCCCCGGATACCGTGCTGTGGGCCATGTCGAACGGGAAACCTTCGCCGCAGCCACTCTCGTGGCGCGGATGGATCGAGGGCGGGAACGCCATTGGTCCGAGTGACCGCCCGAGGGGGGCCCTGGATCAGGCTGTTGTCTGGGACGACGTTGCCACCTTCGACGGCCGCCCGTGGCGCGGCGCGGTGGACATCGTCACTGCGGGCTATCCGTGCCAGCCGTTCTCCGTCGCGGGCAAACGCCGGGGTGCCGACGACCCACGCCACCTTTGGCCCCATGTCGCCCGCATCATCGGCGAGGTCGAACCGCCCTTCGTCTTCCTCGAGAATGTCGCCCATCATCTCCGCCTCGGCTTCCCCGAAGTCGCCGCAGGACTGGTCGGCATGGGCTACAAGCTTGCGGCAGGCCTCTTCACGGCGGCGGAAGTCGGCGCACCGCACAAGCGCGAACGGCTGTTCATCCTCGCCATCCGCGACGGGGACGAACTGGCCGACCCCGCGCGCCTGCTCTGGAACCCGGTCGAGTGGCGGGAACCGGACGGAACTACTGCGGCTCTGGCCGACGCCTCGGGCCAGCGCCAACGAGAACCGGCAGACGAAACCCACGCCCTCGCAGGAGGCGGGCCAGCATGGAATGAACCTCGCGACGACCGCCGCGATGTGGCCGACCCCGCAGACCGACAGTTTCCGCAGCCGGGGCGGCGAACGGCTCGACGAGAAGGGTCTGGACCGCATGGCGCGGGACTGGCCGACGCCGATGGCAAACGACGGCTGCAAACCGAGCGCGGGCAATCGACGGACGGCCGATCTGACCCATGCGGCCGGGATGTGGATGACGCCGACAGCGCGGGATCACAAGGACGGGGCGACGACACTGGCGAACACGCCAGTGAACGGCCTGCTTGGCCGCCAGGTCCTGGTGACGCCGATGGCTGGGCGCGATACCTCCGACGCGCGCCGGACCTTGAACCCGCTGTTCGTCGAGGCGCTGATGGGCTGGCCCACCGGGTGGACCGGCTTCGCCTCTGCGGCAACGGCGTGGTCCCACTGGTTGCGGCGCATGCGCTGCGAACTCTGGCGGCTAAATTGCTGGCCGATGGATGAGGTGGAGGCATGAAGCAGACCCGCCTCATGTCGTTGGTCGAGTCCGTTGCCAACGTGATGATCGGCTATGGCGTCGCCGTCGTCACGCAGATCCTGATCTTCCCGGTCTTCGGGCTGCACACGACGCTTGCGCAAAACCTGAAGATGGGTGCGATATTCACCGTGGTCAGCATCGCGCGGTCCTATGTCCTGCGACGGCTGTTCGAGCGGCTGCGGCGGGTCTGATGCGGCCGCTGGCGGATCGGCCATCCCACTGGTAGCTTTCGGGAATGTCCGAAGGCTGGCAACATATCGAGATCAACGATCACGGGACCATCGTTGTCCTGCGTCCGATTTCGGACGAAGGGCGGGACTGGTTCGCGGAGCATGTCGGCCAACCTGAACCGGGCGGCATCTATACCTGCGAGCCGCGCATGGCGCAGGATATCCTGCAGGCCGCCGCCCGCGATCTGCTGTCGTGGCAATGAGAAACCGCCGCCCGGTCGGGGCGGCGGCGTAGCCACGTCCTCGCGGGGTCAGGCGGCGGGAAGCCGGTAGACCCGGCCGCGCCCCTCGACCTTCTCCGAGGTAACCTCGAGCCCGAGTTTCTTCTTCAGCGCGCCGGCCATCGCGCCGCGCACCGTGTGTGACTGCCAGCCCGCGGCGGAGGTGATCTCCTCGATGGTGGCGCCGCCCGGCGCGCGCAGCATGGCGATCAGCGTGGCCTGTTTGGTCCCCTCGCGCGGCGTGCGCGCCTTGGGCGTGGCCTCGATCTCGGTGGGGGTGTCCGGCGCGGGCCCCTTGGTCGGCGCGTCCGTCGCGCCCACGGGCGCGGTGTTCGCGTCCTCGGGCTCGATGCCGATGGCGGCGAGACCTGCGTCGGTGGCGACCAGCGTTGTGCCGTGCCCGTCGCCGGTTTTGCGCCACATGGGTTCGCCCTTGCGCAGGTCGGCGTCGACCTCCTGCAGGAGGCCCTTGGCGATCATCGCGCCGACCACCTTGGCGGCGGCGCCACCCCGCAGGCTCTCGGGCAGCGGCAGGGCGATGTGCTCGGGCCGCTGGGCGGCGGCGCTCAGGATCAGGGCTTGGGTGTCGGAAAGCTGGGTCATCGTCGTCTCCCGTATCGGGGCGCGCGGAATGCGGGCCCTTCTACGAGGCCAAGCCCGCCAGTCGGCGGGCGGGACCGAGAGCGGGTCGTCTCACTCCGCGTGTTCGCCTTCGTGGAAGGCCATGTCGGTGATCTCGCGCAGCTTGGCGCGGTAGTGGTTCAGGGTGCCGACATGGCCCCAGTTGATCTCGTCGGGGTGGGTCTCGAAATGGTCTGCGCTCAGGGCGGCGAGGCGTTCCAGCATCGCGTCGATCTCTGTCTTCGCGGCGATGAAGGCGTCGAGGGCTTTCTCGTTGGTGGTGGCGCGGCGGGTCATTCTGGTGGCTCCGTGGTGAGTTGCATCGCTTCGTTGGAGTGACGTTCGCTCTGTCCGCCGCGCTTATCAACTCGATAAGCACATGATTTCGAATGATAATCGGAGCCGTCGATGCAGGGTATGAGCGAGCGCCAGTACGCCGCGCATGTCGGGCTGTCGCGGGGCGCGATCCAGAAGGCGAAGACGGCCGAGCGACTGGTGCTCTATTCGGACGGTAGCATCAACGCGGCCGCTAGCGATGCGCGGCGTGCCGAGACGACAGACCCCTCGAAGACGCGCAATCCTCCCGAACCGAAGCTGAAGCCGGTGCCCCAGGCCGCCGTCGCAGCTGTCGGTGACACCCTCCGCGAACAGGGTCTGGCGGTTCCCGCCGTCGGCGGCGGCACGACCTTCCTGCAGGCCAAGACCGCGAACGAGGTGCTGAAGGCGCAAGAACGGCGGATCCGGCTTCAGAAGCTGAAGGGGGAGTTGATCGAGCGGGCCCGGGCGCTGTCGCTGGTGTTTCGCCTCGCAAGGGAGGTGCGGGATTCTTGGGTGAACTGGCCTGCGCGCGCGGCGGCGCTGATGGCGGCCGATCTGGGCGTCGAGCCAGCCGCGATGCAGAAGGTCCTTGAGAAACATGTCCGCGCCCACCTCGACGAGCTTGCCGAGGTCCGGCCCGACTTCCGATGATGATGAGGCCCTGACCGACTTCGACGGCGCGGCGGAAATCCTGCGAACCTGGGGCGCGGGGCTGACGCCCGATCCCGATCTGACGGTCTCGCAATGGGCGGACAAGCACCGGATGCTTTCGGGGCGGGCATCGGCGGAACCGGGGCGGTATCGTACGGCGCGCACGCCTTACATGCGCGAGATCATGGACCGGCTGAGCCCCGGCGATCCCACGCAGCGGATCGTGTTCATGAAGGCCGCGCAGGTCGGTGCGACCGAGGCGGGCAACAACTGGATCGGCTTCGCCATCCACCAGGCGCCGGGGCCGATGCTGGCGGTCCAGCCGACGGTGGAACTGGCCAAGCGCAATTCGCGCCAGCGTATCGACCCGCTGATCGACGAGAGCCCGGAGCTGCGGGAGCGGGTCAAACCGGCGCGATCCCGCGACGCGGGCAACACGATGCTGTCGAAGGAGTTCGCGGGCGGCATCCTGATCATGACCGGGGCGAACTCGGCGGTCGGGCTGCGCTCGACGCCCGCGCGCTACATCTTCCTCGACGAGGTCGATGCCTATCCGGCCTCGGCCGACGAGGAAGGCGACCCGGTCACGCTGGCCGAGGCCCGGTCGCTGACCTTCGCCCACCGGCGCAAGGTGCTGCTGGTTTCGACTCCCACCATCCGGGGGCTGTCGCGCATCGAGCGCGAGTATGAGGCGTCCGACCAGCGCCGGTTCTTCGTGCCATGCCCGCATTGTGGACATGACCAGTGGCTGAAGTTCGACCGGCTGCGCTGGCAGAAGGGCCGCCCGGAGACGGCGGAATATCACTGCGAGGGCTGCGACGCGGCAATCGCGGAACACCACAAGACGGCGATGCTGGAGGGCGGCGAATGGCGGTCGACCGCCACGGCCGCCGATCCGACGACGGTCGGCTACCACCTCTCGGCGCTTTATTCGCCCATAGGCTGGCTCAGCTGGCAGCGCATTGCTCGAAGCTGGGAGGCGGCCCAAGGGTCGGACGAGGCGATCAAGGCGTTCCGCAATACGATCCTCGGAGAGACATGGGTCGAGAGCGGCGAAGCGCCGGACTGGCAGCGGCTCTACGACCGCCGCGAGCGCTGGACATCCGGCACCGTGCCTGCGGGCGGGCTGTTCCTGACCGCGGGCGCCGATGTCCAGAAGGACCGGATCGAAGTCGATGTCTGGGCGTGGGGTCGTGGTCTGGAAAGCTGGCTCGTGGATCACGTCGTGATCGAGGGCGGACCCGACCGGCACGACGCCTGGTCGGAACTGACCGCGCTGCTGGACCGGTCCTGGCCACACGAACGTGGCGCGCATCTGCGCATCGCGCGGCTCGCCATCGACACGGGCTACGAGGCCCCGGCGGTCTATTCCTGGGCGCGGTCGCAGGGCTTCGCGCAGGTCTCGCCGGTCAAAGGCGTCGAGGGGTTCAACCGCTCGAGCCCGGTGTCGGGCCCGACCTTCGTCGATGCGACCGAGGGCGGGAAGCGCCTGCGGCGCGGGGCGCGGCTCTGGACTGTCGCTGTGTCGACCTTCAAGGCCGAGACCTATCGCTTCCTGCGGCTGGAACGGCCGACCGAGCAGGACATGGCAGAAGGTGCCGCGTTCCCGCAAGGCTCGGTGCATCTGCCGCATTGGGTCGAGAATGAATGGCTGAAGCAATTCGTGGCGGAGCAACTGGTGACGGTCCGCACGAAACGTGGCTTTGCCCGGCTGGAATGGCAGAAGCTGCGCGAACGCAACGAGGCGCTGGATTGCCGGGTCTATGCCCGCGCCGCCGCCTGGATAGCAGGCGCGGATCGCTGGCCCGACGAGAAATGGCGCGATCTCGAAGATCAACTCGGGGCCGCGCCGACGACGGAGGATGCGGCGGGGCGGGTCAACCGGCCGCAGGCCGCACCCCAGGGAAAACGGCAGTCGGACTGGCTTGGCCGGCGCGGAGGATGGTTCTGAGATGGCAGACTGGACAGAAACCGAGTTGGCAGCCCTGCGCCGGGCCTATGCCAGCGGCACGACCCGCGTCAGCTATGATGGAAAATCCGTCGACTACGGCTCGGCCGAGGATCTGCTGGGTCGTATCCGGACCATCGAACGGTCCATCGCAGGGACGGCGCGGCCGCTGCCTGTGGCTGGTCTGGCGGGCTTCAGCCGTGGGGATCGCTAATGCCCGCGAACTGGATGGACCATGCCATCGCCTCCGTCGCCCCGCGCATGGCCGCGCGCCGCGTGATGGCGCGTCAGGCCTTCGAGACCCTGACACGCGGCTATGATGGCGCGTCCAAGGGCCGCCGCACGGACGGATGGCGCGCGCCGGGATCCTCGGCCGATACCGAGATCGGCGTGGCCGGGGCGCTCTTGCGCGATCGGATGCGTGATCTGGTGCGCAACAACCCGCATGCGGCCAAGGCCGTGGCCGTTCTGGTCAACAACATCATCGGCGCAGGGATCATGCCGCGCGCCGCCAGCGGCAACGACACGCTGGACCGCAAGGTGGACGCGCTATTCTCCCGCTGGACAGCGGAGTGCGATGCCGATGGCCAGCTCGACTTCTACGGGCTGCAGACGCTGATCTGCCGCGAGATGGTTGAGGCCGGCGAAGTGCTGGTGCGGCGCAGGCTGCGCCGGTCGTCGGACGGATTGCCGGTTCCGCTGCAATTGCAGGTGCTGGAGGCCGACTTCCTCGACGCTACGAAATCCGGCGTCCTTGGCGGCGCTCGGCTGGTGCAGGGGATCGAGTTCGATCCGGTCGGCAAGCGCCGGGCCTATTGGCTCCATGCCGAGCATCCCGGTGACGCCTATGGGTCCTTGCAGAACGGGTTGCAGAGCCGCCCAGTCCCCGCAACCGAGATCGCCCATGTCTACGAGAAGCAGCGCACGCAGGCGCGCGGTGTTCCCTGGGGCGCGCCAGTGATCCGGTCCCTGCGCGATCTCGACGACTACGAGGTTGCCGAACTGGTCCGCAAGAAGACTGAGGCCTGCGTTACCGCCATCGTCTTCGGCGACGACGAGGCGCAGCAGGGGATCGCACCGACCGTGGTCGATGCCGATGGCAACCGGGTCGAGCAGTTCGAGCCGGGGCTGATCGCCTATGCCCGCGGCGGCAAGGACA